AGCAAGTATAAGTACTTACTATTTGAGCTCCCAAGCTTGGAATTTGTAGCAACTATGGACACGCATTTCGCTTGTTTGGGTTCTCGTTTTCAGAGACCCGGCGACGCAACGCGTGACCTTTCCCCGCTGGACGATATGCTGTCTCCAAGCGTCCTCTCCCGTTTGGGAGCAGGCGCCTACAGCCCGCAAAATATTGCCCGGCGTGAAGAGGAACAATTTAAGGAGCACTGCCTCAGGGTTATTACCCTGTTTCTGGTGTCGCTTGTCGTCGTGACGGCAGGCGTTTCCTTTTGGTTCTTCTTGGGCGGACCGGCGTCTTATGACCCGTTTTGCCTCTCCCCTATCCCTGGCACGGACGAGCTTGGACTATTTAATAGTCCTTTCACCTGCGCAGGGAAATTGGAGTCGGAATCGTTGCACCCCGTGTTTGATGAGTATTGCGAAAGCGTACTGGGCTTCTACGAGTCTATTGACTTGAAGTTTCTTTCCTTAGGCACAATCAACTCCACTTATAGGTTCGTCCAGTGGTGGTTGGCTGCTACTGGACTCGAACACCCCAACCTACCCATCATTGTCGTCAATGCCGTATTTCACGGTATTGGCGGCTTTGTGGTCTACTACGTCATCCGTCTCCTTTATTGGGGCGGCTTGCGTACGTTGCACAAGTATCGCGTTGCCGTTTATAAACGGGAGCAAAAGCTCAACCGAATGGTCGTCGAGACTGTCGAGGTGCCGCCTTATCAGGCCCCCGGCAAGAATCGCGGCATTCCGGTTCTCAAGGCGGAACTTCGTGACTTGCCCGGTATCGGGCCCGTCACAATGTGCATCGGCGTGGATGGCAGCCCAGTTGGCTACCTACCCACAAATGGAGCTGTAGCGTCGAAGGCGATTAGGGTCAAACCTGAAATGTCTCTACGCAACAGCACTCTTCGCTCCTCCGTGTTGCCCCCTCCTCAGTTGTTTTGTTACGACTCAGAGGGGCGTGTTATCGGAGGAGGCTTCAGGTCGGGCAATCGTTTGATTACGGCTGCCCATGTCTGGTCAGAGAATCCTTCCTACATAGGTCGAGACACCACTAAGCTCATCCGCGTTCCGGATACTGCTCAAGTGGTTTCAGTTTCGACTAAAGAAGGAAAAGGAAGAGCCGCCCGTATCGTTGATATCGTTTCTGTAAAGTTCGAAAACGACGCTATCTGGTCTGCGCTCTCGGTCAAGTCATCCACTATTACGTCTGCTACTCGCGGACAAGGCATTTCTGTCACCGGTCCCCATGGGGACGGAGTCAGCATGGCCAATGGTGTGGTGTCTGACTATGGAACACATCCTTTGCAGTTTACGCATACAGCGTCAACAGTGCCGGGATTCTCTGGGTGCCCTATTTATCAGGGCACTCGCGTCATCGGCGTGCACGTTTGTGCTGTCGATGACGCAGCCAGGCCTCACAACGTCGCAATAGCCCTGTATCCCCTCCTTAAGACCGTCTTTTTCGACGATTGTGTGGAGTCTGATAAAACCAAAGACGGCCTCTTTTCAGAGGACTCTCAGGCTTGGGCTGCTATTTCTGAGGCTGATTATCTTCTCGTCCGCTTGTCTTCTACAAAAGGCTCGTTCATGAAAGATCAGCTCCAGGAGTTTCTTATCGACCACCAAGGAGGAAGTTTTTCTTCTCCTAGGTGGGCCGATATAGCCGACGATGATTCCGACGGAGACGGCGCAGTTAGCGACGATTCCGGTGAGTTTGAAGCGAAATCTCTGAAGGAGTTGATAGAATCTGCTCGGAGGCCGCCAAAAGGCAAGTCTCCGCTTCTGGAATTCGTCCACCCTGCTGGTCCGTCTAACCAACTATCTTTTAGTCAAGCGGCAGACCAGACTCCTTTTCGTCTGAGGCCCTCGCGGAGCACTACAATCGTTGTGCCTACCGGGGGCGGGCAGTCGATCGCGACACCGAAGCTCTCGTCCACTGCTGCGACGCAGACAAAACGCGCTCCAACTCGCGCAAAGTCTACGCAGACATTGAAGAAAGCGCCTTCGGGATCGTCCCAGAGCTCCGAGAGTATGCCTGGCCCCCAGGTGGCAACACCAAAGGGAGCCTCGAAATCCAAGCCGAAGGCCAGCGTGCAGTCCCACCCGCGAGGGAGGAACTCAAAGCAGCCTGCGAAGCGATCCGAGCCCGGCTTCCCCAATGGGAACCTGACGCTCGAATCTCTGACTCAGACTGTGGGGAGGAAAGCCTTGGACGACTTGTTGATGAGTTACTTGAAGAAACAAATCGCAAAGCCAACCCAGGGTATCCTCTAAACCTTAGGTACGCCACATTGGGCGATGTTCTGGACAACGAGCGACAGTATGTCATTGACATTACTGTCGCCCGTCTCTTGTTGTGGATTCATTCCACGCCTGAGACCAGGGCTCGCTGGGCGAACGACCCCCGTTCAATTATATTGGAGGGAGCTCGCGACCCCAACTATGTTTTCGAGAAGAGTGAGCCCCACCCTCTTCGAAAGATTCGTGAAAAGAGATACCGTATTATATGCGGTGTCAGTCTCATCGACCAAATGGTCGAGCGGGTTCTTTTCTCGAATTGGTCTAAGGTTCTCCTGAAACGTTTTCCTTCTCTCGACTGTGCGATTGGAATAGGTTTCTCTGATCGTCAACTCGACCTTTTTGCTGCTGTAATAGCTGAGAGGACTGAGTTGTACGGTTTCCCCCCTCGTTCAGCTGACGTCAAAGGCTGGGACCGTACGGTCTCAGACTGGATGTTGGATGCTGACATTGCCGTTGTTTCCTCATTGGTACCCCTTTTGGGTTATTCGAAGTGGAAAAGTGCCGCGCTTTCGTGGTCTGTTACAGCGGCAAACTGTTCGTACTATGTCGATGGATCAATTTATTATAAAGTGGTCCCCGGCTTGACTATCAGTGGCAGCTACCGAACGACGCATTCTAACTCAGTGATGCGACTCATTATCGCCCACCTTGCCGGCAGTTCAGCCGTCGTGTGTGGCGATGATAGCTTGGAGTGGAACACATTGTCCACGCAAGATCTTGTTAGTCGTTATGCCGCTCTCGGCTTTTCACTGAGGGATGTTCAAGAACATGCTGTCGGTGCGTTTTCGTTCTGTTCTCACGATTTCCGTGAGGCTTTCCATGGCACTACTGCTTCTCTTTCCACCTGGCCCAAGTCGCTTTTCAAGCTACTTAGTGGCGCGTGTGACGGAGAGCAGGTCGCAGCGTTTTACTATGAAACCCGTTATAATGACGAGGTTGACGTAGGGCGCTGCCGCCAGACTATCGACAATAAACTTTGTGGGATGTAGCAGGTGCTCCCACAAAACTTAGTAGTAATTATTGATTACCACAACATGCCCCCCAAACAGACTCGTAAAATTGACAAACGTCAACTTGACCAAGCCGTCAAGCGTGCTGTAGCCTCGAAGGCAAAGTCTACCAAGACTATTCCTGCCGCCGAGGATGGGAGGGCAACACATACTTCCAAGCCTAAAGTCACTCAGACTAAGGTTGGAACGCGTGTTGTCCATCGTGAGCTGGTGCACGTCGTCACTTCTGACGGCGAAGCGTACCAACTTACGACCCTGGCCATGAACCCTGGACTGGATACGCTCCCTTGGCTAAGCAATGGCATAGCTAGGGGTTTCACACAGTACAAAGTTCATCGCTGGGACGTCGAGTACGTCCCATCCGTCGGTACTACCACCGATGGAAATGTCCTTATAGCTCCTGACTACGAGCTTAACGACACTCCCCCACCTAACGAGACCTCTTTGGCCTCTTACGTGGGGGCGGCCGAAGCAGCTGCTTACGCTGCCTTCAAGGTCTATACCAACCCTAGAGCTGGTATGGCTGAGGGCATCTACAAGCTGGTTCGCCACGAGGCCATACAGTCTCTGTGGACCTCCGTCACAGCCCAACTGTACGAATATTGCAATTTGCATATCGCTACGGTTGGTGTGGCGGCAGGTGTCACCCCCGGTCGCGTCTATGTCAACTACGACATCGAGTTCTTTTCGCCTAGCGAGTCGTTGCCTCAGGCTTCGTCGAACTTGACAACGGCGACATATGACGCGCCAACCGCTACCACCGTTTTGGCGTTGGGGCTCCAGCCTCTTTTCGAGACTGACCTCATTCTTCCCTTCGGGGGGCAATATGTGGTGCCTGGCGTCTCCGTAAACCTCGACAACGTCGGTGGTCTTCGCGGAGACACCACTTTGGGTCCTGGTGTATACCGGATTACCCATACGGTGCCCTTCCTTGCCACGTTTGTAGCCGTGGCTGCTTGCCAGGCAGATATTCTCTGTCGGGCTACTTGGTCGGTCGGAGGCGTTTATTTCTCAAAGGAATACGCCTTGACCTACTTCACGGACTACAACGCAGGAGTGCCTTGTTTGTTTGGTCACGTTGGGAGAGCTCAGTTTGAGTTCTCAGTGCTCGAGTCCACCCCTGGGGATGTGATTACGATTCACTGGGAGATCGATGTGCTTACGCTGAACATGGCCGGCGGAAACTCGGTTTCCGTCG